AACGCGAGGCCGACGTGCCGCACCCGCTCAAGCGCAACGGGCCGAGGGTGACCGAGGTGATCAGCCGCGGCGCGTTCGATGGAATCGAGCGACGCGCCAACCGCGTGCGCGCCAACCGCGACCACGACGAGGCGCGCACGTTCGGGCGCGCCGTGGCATTTCATCCCGCGCACCCGACAGGTCTCAAAGCGGAGATCCGGGTCGCGCGGACAGTGCTCGGTGACGAGACCTTGGCGCTCGTCGACGATGGCTGTCTCGACGCCAGTGCGGGTTTCTGGCCGATGCGCGACGGGCTGCAATGGGAGACCCAGACGCGATACCGGATCACCAAGGGTTATCTGCACCATGTGGCGCTGGTTCCGGAGGGCGCCTACGGTGAGGATGCCGGCGTGTTGGAAGTGCGTCAGCGCGTGGTTGCGCCCGCCGGGGAGCGCCCGTCAACGCCGGCTCTTGACGAGCTCGAGCTGCAGCTGCTCAGGGATGAATACGCACGCATCGACGCGCGCTGGAGTCCCGCGCGGAGCGCTGGTACCGTCCCGCGGGAGCACTGAACTACCTGCCGTTGTAGACCACAGGGTGGGCCGGCAGTTGCGGGGGATGTGCGAACGCTCGAGCGACAGATCCTCTGTCCCGCTTCGCGATCCTGGAAGGACCCCGCACAGTGCCTACCCCGACAGATGAGCTCCTCGCCGGCTATGCGGCCGAGATCGAGGAGCGCCAGAGCTTTATCGACGGTCTGATCAAGGCCACGCAGGACAAGGGCGAGGACCTCGACGAGGGCAAGCTCGAGCTGATCACGCGTGCCCGTGACCGGATCGCCAAGGTCAACGACCAGATGAAACCGCTGGAGGAGTCGCGTCGGATCGCCGGCGACTCCAAGCAGCGCATCCAGCAGCTCGCCGCGTTTATGTCGGGCCGTGACAAGCCGCCCGAGAAGGTCGAGTACCGCTCCGCAGGCCAGTACATCCTGGACATGTGGCAGGCGCAGCTGGGCCTGGCGCCGGCGCAGGAACGTCTCGAACTCTTCCGCGCCGCCGCGCACCAGACGACTGCCGACAACCCGGGGCTGCTGCCCGAGCAGATCCTCGGGCCGGTGGTCAACTTCATCGACGCGGCGCGGCCGATCGTCAACGCGCTCAGCCCGCGCGACCTGCCCGCCGGCTCGTGGTCGCGCCCGCAGGTCACACAGCACACGCAGATCGGCGTGCAGAGCGCAGAGAAGGCCGAGCTGCCGTCGCGCAAGATGATCATCAACAAGGTCCCGGTGACGGCCAAGACGTACGGCGGCTACGTCAACGTCAGCCGCCAGGACGTCGACTGGACGCAGCCGCAGATCATGGATCTGGTCATCAACGATCTCGCCGCCGAGTATGCGATCGAGACCGAGAACGCGACCGCCGACGATCTCACCGCCGCCGCGACCGCCGGGCCGGTGCTGCCGGCGACCCCGACCGCCGCCGACGTCGCCGCTGCCGTCTGGACGGCCGCCGGGTCTGTCTACGCCGCCGTGCGGGGGCAGGGCGGGCTACTGCTGGCGTGCTCGCCGGACATGCTCGGGCTCATCGGGCCGCTGTTTGCTCCGGTCAACCCGCAGAACGCGCAGTCGTCGGGCTTCAGCGCCGGGCAGTTCGGTCAGGGCGCGATGGGCGCGATCTCCGGGATCTCGGTGGTCGTGTCGGCCGGGCTGAACGCCGGCACCATCCTCGTGCTTTCCACGGCGGCCGCCGAGGTCTACGAGGACCGTATCGGCGCGCTGCAGGTGGTCGAGCCCTCGGTGCTCGGCGTGCAGGTCGCGTACGCCGGCTACTTCGCCGACCTCGTGATGGCGGCCGCCGGCATCATCAAGATCACCAAGGGCACGTGATGAGCGACTGGTACGCGCCCAACCAGCAGGCCGTTCGCGCCGACGGGTCCGGACCGGCCGAGCAGGGCGAGGGCGGCAGCGTCACCGTCGAGCAGCAGCAGGACCAGGCGCAGGAGCTCGACGCGATGACCAAGGACGAGCTGCTCGCGTACGCCGAGCAGCACGGCATCGAGGCCGACGCGTCGATGACCAAGGCCGAGATCCGCGAGGCGATCGGGGCCTGACCCGGTGGCCTACGCGACCGTCGAGGAGCTCGCCACCGCGCTACGCATTCAGGTCACGCCTGCCAACACCGAGACATTGCAGGCGTGCCTGGATGCTGCGGCGATCGAGATCGACGATGCCGTCGACCGGATCGATCCGATCCCCGACGCGGATCCGCTCGCCAACCGGGTGAACCTGCTGCGCGGCGTCGAGTGGTTCAAGGCCAACGACGCCGCGTTCGGCGTCATCGGCGTCTCGGAGACCGGGTCGCTGCAGGCGCCCCGCAACACGATGCGCCGGCACGCGATCGCGCTGCTGCCGCTCAAACAGCAGTGGGGCGTGGGGTGATGGTCGCGCTGCTCGAGCTGACTGCGTTGCGCGATGCCGTCGCGGCCGCGCTTGACCCGGGGCCCGATGACGAGCTCTACGTGTTCGCCGACGTCGTCGACAGCCTCACGCCGCCCGCGCTGGTCGTCGAGCACGGCGATCCGTTCCTGGTGCCTGGGATCGCGACGCGCCCAACGATCGGGCAGTGCGACTACACCGCGCGGCTGGTCGTGATCTGCATCGCCGGCCGGCTCGAGCCCGGTCCCGGGATGGACACGCTCGAGCAGCTCGAGACCTACGTGCTCGAGCGGATGCGCCACGACTCGCAGCCGTGGGTGCTGGAGGAGGTCTCCCAGCGCGGGCAATACGACCTCGCCGGCATCACGTACTTGGCCGCCAGCGTCACCTACACGATCACCACGAGCCTCTAGGAGCCGAGCATGGCCGAACCGATCCCGCTGATCCTCACCGACGCCAGCCTGAAGATCTCAGATGACGGCACGACCGCCGGCCTCAAAGAGCTGGCGTGCGTCGCCAACCACATCGAGCTGACCCCGGACACCACGATCACGACGCTGGACACGATGTGCGGGAGCAAGGACTACCCGGGGGTCGTGAAGTGGTCGCTCGTCGCGACGCTGTACCAGTCGTTCGATACGGACGCGACTGAGGAGGTCCTGTCCAGCGCGCTGGAGGTCTACCGGTCGACCGGTGTCAACGCGCCGTTTGAGATCGTGCCGTACAAGAGCCGCGCTGTTGCGGCCGACAATCCGTCCTGGTCGGGTGAGCTGATCCCGCAGGACTACTCGCCGATCAACGGTGACGCCGGTGACGCGTCGACCGTCGAGCTGGAGTGGTCGCTCGCCGCGCCGCCCACCAAGGAAGTCGCTCCCGGCCCGTGATGGCCGACCAGCCCGTCGATATCAAGATCCGGGGCGTCCGCCAGCTGCAGGCCGGCGCGCGCGTCCTGTTCGTGAACATCGAGCGTGCCGAGGCGGCCGACGCGATCGACCCGACGACCGAGCAGGTCGCCGCCACGATCCGGGCGCGCGTCCCGCACCGGACCGGGCGCCTGGCCGCCAGCGTGCGCAGCGTGCGCGCCGTCAACGGGCGCGGACACGTCGAGATGGGCGCCGGCCTGCCGTACGCGCGGTTCATCGAATTCGGTGGCTGGGGCGGCCGTCAGCCGCGGGCCGGCCGCTACGTCTACCCGACCTCCAAGCGCACCGCGAACGCGTTTCGCAAGCACGCCGAGACCGTCTGCGCCGCGCAGATCAGGAGCATGCATTGGCCGAGCCCGCATTGACCCTTCCCGCCGAGGTCGTTCTCTCCACGGCCGAGGTCGCCAACCCGCGATTCACGCCGCGTGAGCTGCGCGAGATCAAAGAGCAGACCGGCCGCTCGTTCACGCAGATCATGAGCGACGAGGAGTCCGACGAGAAGTTCGTCGTGTTCGCGTGGCTGCGGCTGCGCCGCGACGGCCACCAGATCGAATGGGCAGACCTCGACGACGTCGTGATCTCGCTGACGACCGGCGAGCCGGACCCTACGAACGGGCGGCCGCCCACAACCTCGCCGCGTTCTGCCGCTACTGGCGCATGACCCCGCGCGACATCGACCAGCTCACCAGCGTCGAGTACCACGCGCTGTGGGACTACGTTGAGCGCGACGTGCGCGAGCAGGAGCGCGAGCAGCGCCGCGCCGCCCGCCGGAGACGCTGAGTCATGGCGAACCCGGCCGTCGTCGTCGATTTTGTCGCCAACACCAAGGACCTGCAGCGCGGGTTCAGCGACGCGTCGGGCAAGGCGTCGGGGTTCGGGTCCAAGCTCAAGGG